GGCGATGGAGACCGCGACGGGCGCGCAGCCGAACCCGTTGAGCATCATCATCTCGACGCAGGCACCGACGGATGCGGACCTGCTCTCCGTGCTGATTGACGACGGCCTCGCGGCGCACGACCCGCGCGTCGTCGTGAGCTTGTATACGGCGCCGATGGATCTCGAGCCGTTTGGCGAGGAGGCGATCAAGGCCGCTAACCCGGCGTTCGGCGACTTCCTGAACGCCACCGAAGTCATGTCGATGGCGCGCGACGCCGAGCGCATGCCGTCGCGGCAGGCGGAATACGAGAACCTGATCCTGAACAGGCGGGTCGAGGCGTCGGCGCCGTTTGTCAGCCGGCCGTTGTGGGAAGCGTGCGACGCGGCGCCGCTGCCGCTGGACGGCTATCCGGTGTATGGCGGATTGGACTTGTCGGCCACCAACGATCTGACGGCGCTGGTGCTCGGCGCGCGGATTGATGGCACCTGGCACCTGCACCCGACGTTCTGGCTGCCGGGTGACAATCTGCCCGCAAAATCTCGCGCGGATCGCGTGCCGAATGACCTGTGGCACCGTGACGGCTATCTGCTGGCGGCGCCGGGTAAGTCGGTGGATTTCGAGTATGTGAGCGAGTACCTGCGCGGCCTGTTCGACCGCTACGACGTAAAGAAAATCGGCTTCGACCGCTGGGGCTTCAAATTCCTGCGGCCGTGGCTCTTGAAGGCCGGTTTCACCGAGCCGCAGATTGCCGAGCACTTCCACGAAATGGGCCAGGGCTTTCAGGACATGAGCCCGGCCCTGCGTAGCCTGGAAGCGGAAATTCTGAACGGCCGCATTGCGCATGGCGGCAACCCGCCGCTAACGATGTGCATGGCGAACGCCGTGGTGAAGACCGACCCGGCGGGCAATCGCAAGCTCGCCAAGGACCGCTCGACCGGCCGCATTGACGGCGCCGTCGCGCTGGCGATGCTGGCCGGCGTCGCGCCGCTCGAAAGCGAGCCGATCTTCAATATCCGCGCGCTGATCGGATAGCGCTGCGCAACATGACACCACCTGCGGGCCGCCTTTTGGCGGCCTTTCGTATTTCTGGGCAAACCTGATGGAACCAAACCTGCCGGCTATCTGCGCAGAGCTGAAGATTCACGTCGATGCCGGCGCGGTGCTGGTGAACAGCCGCGACGTCGCGGAGATGTTTGAGAAGCGGCACGACCATGTGTTACGTGACATTAAGGATCTAGAGATCTCCCCAGAATTGGGGAGGTCTTGGTTTCGCGAAACAACGTCGCTTGATACTTACGGACGCGAGCAACCGTCAATTGATTTGACTAAAGACGGGTTTGTATTGCTGGTTATGGGTTGGACCGGAGAGAAGGCCAACCGGTTTAAAATTCGGTATATTGAAGCATTCAACGCAATGGAACAAGCGTTGAAAGAGCGGCCCGGCATCACGACGCATGCTGAATTTATCGAAGCCATAAGGGAGATAGTTCGCCCTTTAGCCATTCGCTTCGACGACCAGGACACGGCAATCAACCGCGTCGAAGAAAAAGTAGACCGGCTGGACAGTAAGGTTGAGGCGCTTGAGGAGCACCTAAAGAAGAAAATAAAGAGCAGCGCTAAGCGCTACGAGCGACGGTTAATCTATATCACTGCCAAATACTACGGCGGCAAATGTCCGGTGACCGGTAAGCAGCTACTGGATGCGGGCAACCAGCGCATACCGTTCGCAAGTGAGATTGACCATTTTTACGAAACCGCCGGGACAGACATCACTAACTTCTGGTTGGTCGCAACTGAAATCAACCAAGGCATCGCAAAGAACCGGATTCCGCGCGATACGGTTGAACATCATTTTAAAGGCTTTCAAGACAAGCTGCGCAAAGAAACAACCGGCGATCAAAACGTCGTGAAGTTTCCAAAGAAGCCGCGACAGCCATCCCTCTTCTGAGTAAGCCAATGGATCTCCGCAGGAAAGCGTCCGCGGCGGCGCCGCCGGCTGACGACCCGCTCGAATTTGTGATGAGCGACGGCAGCGTCGACCGCATGGGCGATGTGATCGAGCCCGAGGGCTGGCAGCTCGACCGCTTTCGGCGCAACCCGGTGGCGTTGTTTGGGCACGATGCCGCCTTCCCGATCGGCAAGTGGCGCGACGTCGGCGTCCGGCGCGGGCAGCTCACCGGCACGCTGGATCTGATGGAGCCGGTCTCGGAGCGGCTGCGCGAGATCCACGCCGCGGTCACCGGCGGTGTACTTCGCGCCGTCTCGGTCGGCTTCCACAGCGACAAACACGAGCCGCTCGGCAAGGGCGGCGGTCTCAGATTCACCGAGGCCGAGCTGGTCGAGTGCTCGCTCGTTTCGGTGCCCGCCAATCCGAACGCGCTCGCGGTTGCGAAGGCGCTCGGCATCTCCCGCGATGTGCAAAACCTGATCTTCGGCGTGTCAGCCGATGGGGATCGGGCGGCGGTCTCGCGGTCAACCGGCGTGCCAGCCGCGACGCAAACGATCCACCGAAAGCAATCCCCCATGTACAGCGAACGCATCCAGGCCGCGCAACAGGAAGTCGTCGGCCTGCAAGACCAGCTAGCGGCACTGCCGGATGTTGAGGACGTGGCGCGGGTGTCCGACCTCACCGCAAAAATCGGCGAGGTCAAAAACAAGATCTTTGCCTGGGTCGAGGCCGAGAAGGCGCTTGGCGAAACAGCGTCGCCGATTACCGTTCCGAAGGAACGGGTGCAGGTATTCCGGCCGAACGAGGCGCTGCCATCGAGCGCTCCGAAGGTCTGGGCGCAGCCGAAGCGCAAGGAGGTTCCGCCCGAAGAGCACCTGTTGCGCGAGTTTGCGGCGGCGACGATCGGCTACGTAAAGCGCATCCCGCTCGAAATGGCGCTCACCGAGCTTTACGGCAGCTATGGCGACTTCGAGCAGACGAAGGGCGTCGTCGAATGGCGGCAGCGCGCCGCCACCGCACCGGCCACCACGACCACGGCCGGCTGGGCCGCCGAACTCGCGGTGACCGGACAGGGCGCCTGGTTCAACGCGCTGATGGCCGGCTCGATCTTTCAACCGGTGGCATCACGCGGCATGAACATCACGCTCGGCCGCTACAACCAGATCAGCATGCCGACGCGGCAGGCGACGCCGACCGTGGCCGGCAGCTTCGTTGCCGAAGGCGCGCCGATCCCGGTGCGCCAGGCCGCCTTCACGGCGGTGACGATCGGCCTGAAGAAAATGGCCGTCATCACGTCGTACACGCGGGAGATCGCCGAGCACTCGACGCCCGAGATCGAGACGATCCTGCGCCAGCTGATCATGGATGACACCGGCGTCGCGGTGGACACGGTGTTCATTGATGCGACATCGGCAACCGCGGTGCGACCGGCCGGCATCCGCGCCGGCGTGGCCGGTCAGACGCCGACGGCGGGCGGCGGCTTTACGGCATTGGTCGGCGATATCAAGCTGCTGGTCGGCATCCTGGCAGGCATGAACTCGCTGACCAATCCAGTCTGGATCATGAACCCGGTGCAGCAGATCGCGATTTCGTTGACCCAGAATGCCGGCGGCGAGTTCCCCTTCCAGGCCGAGATCAACGGCAACCGCCTGATGGGCTATCCGGTCGTGATCTCGTCGACGGTCCCGGCCGGTATGATCATCCTGATCAACGCCGCGGACCTGATGGTGGTGCAGGGCGACACGCCCAGGTTCGATGTCTCCGACCAGGCGACATTGCACTTCGAGGACACCACGCCGCTTCAGATCAGCACGCCGGGCAGTCCGAACACCGTAGCCGCGCCTGTTAGGTCAATGTTCCAGACGGACTCGCTGGCGCTGCGAATGATCCTGCCGATGAACTGGGCCATCCGGCGCTTGCCGGCGCCCGTGGCGTGGATGACCGGCGTCACTTGGTGAGACGCTACGCATGGATGACACCGGCGCTGCGGCTGCGGCGCCGGCTCACTCTGAAGGGACCCAAAGATGAGCGATCAATGGCAGGCCGCGCAGGCGGCACAAGCGCAAGCCGCGCAAGCCGCAGCGAAAGCGGAGGAGGAGCGGAAAGCCGCGGTCAAAACGGAATACGAGCAGCGGAAGGAAAGGACAGCGCAATTGACCAACCTGACGCTGCAGGCAACCGACGGCAACAGCCAGCAGCCGACCCCGACCCAGGAAGAAAATGACCTGGCGGCGCTCGGCCTATTGCACCCGGACGAAAAGTCGAGCCCGCCGGCCAATCCGATGCCGCCGCTGGCAGCGCAGCAAGCCTATTTGCTGGAGGGAACGGCACTGCCGAGCGCACCGGCACCGGTCACGACGTCAGCTCCACGCACGACGACCACGCCGCCACGCGCGGAGCCGGAACGGATGCCGCGCGAGCGGTCGTAAATGCTGCAAGCACTGACGCGGGCGGCGGGTTCGCTCTTCCGCCCGCGCCAGAAAGCATTGCCGAATTCCAGCTACAGCAGCGGTTATATTCCGCCGTCGTGGCCGTGGAATTTCTGGCAGATGGGGCTCGACCCGCTGCCGAACCGGGCTTCCGCGGTCGTCTACGCCTGCCGCTCGGCCTACAGCCAGACGATATCGATGTGCCCGGGAATGCACTGGCTCTCGACCGGCGACGGCGGCCGCGAGCGCGTCACGACGAGCGCGCTTTCCCGCATCCTGCAACGGCCGAACAGCTATCAGTCGGCCGCCGATTTCTTCCTCTACCTGACCGATTGCCTTTACGGCGCCGGCTCGGCGTTCGGGCTGGCGCTGCGCAACGCGCGGTTCGAGATTTCCGAGATCCACCTGTTCGACCCGACCCAATGCAGCGTCAGCGTCACGTCTTCGACAGGCGACCTGTTCTACCAGCTCGCCGGCAATCAGATCGTCGAGGGCATGTTCGCCGACCGGCGCGGTCTGCTCTCCGCCGTGCCGGCGCGCGACGTCCTGCACATCCGGCTGCCGGACCCGCGCAACCCGCTGGTCGGCGTGCCGCCGCTGGAGGCCGCGCTGCTCGAAGTGCAGGCAAGCGATGCGATGGTAAAGCAGGCGCTGGCGTACACGGCAAACCAGGGCCGCCCGTCCGGCGTGCTCAGCGTGCCGCCGGGGCCGCATCCGGTCAGCCCCGAGGAAATCGCCTATCTGCGGCAGCAATGGGACGCGCAGACCAAGGGACCGAATGCCGGCGGCACCCCGATCGTCACCAACGGCATGGTTTGGACACCGGCTAACGTCAATTCGCGGGACGCGCAGCTCGCCGAGATCCTGCACCTGGCCGACACGCGGATTGCGACAGCCTATCGCATCCCGCCGCCACTCTTGAGCCTGGACGGCGCGGCCGGGCCGCAGGGCTCAACTGAGGCGGTGATGCAGCTCTGGTTCGCGACCGGGGCCGGCTTCTGCGCCAATCTGATCGAGGACGGGTTCGGACGGCTGTTCGGGTTGAAAGGATATCCCGACGAGTACGTGGAGTTGGATTTTTCGGCCCTGCTGCGCGCCAGCCAGAAGGACCGGATCGAGGCGCTCGCCCGCGGCGTGCAGGGCGGCATCTATGCGCCCAACGAAGCCAGGGCGCTCGAAGACCTGCCGGCAGCCAAGGATGGCGACGAACCGAGAGTGCAAGCCCAGGTAGTTCCATTGTCCGCCTGGGCCGAGCCGCCGCCGCCGATGCCGGCGTCCGAGGCGGCGCCCGCGGCACCGGCAGCCGAGAACGATCAGCCGCCGCCGGCAAATGAGAATGTCGGGCCAAAGGCCCTCGCCGCCTTCCGCCGGGAGATGAGGCATGCCGGAACCGCTTGAGGAACTGGCCGAAGCACTCGGCGGCGAACTCGGTGCACAGACAGCGCGGATCGAGCGCGAGATAAAGCTAACCGTTGCGCTAGAAATCGAGCGGCTGCGCGCCGAGACCGCCACGCAGATGCTCGCGCTCCACGACAGGATCGAAGCAAAGGCCGCCGCATTGCGAGCCGTGCCGCCGTCGGCCGAACCGGAGACGCCCGACGACATCGCGCCGATGGTCGCGAAAGCGCTGGCGCTGATCGCCGACCCGCCGGCCGCGCCGCCACAGCCGCCGGCCGTCGTCAACGTCACCGTGCCATTGCCGGCGCCGCGCACCGAGCGCACCCGCGTCACCAAGCACGACGAGCAGGGCCGCATCGTCGAGATCGAGCGCGACGTGGCGTGACCAGCTTCGTCTACGACAGCGGCGCCGAGGGCATGGCCTTGGGAACCGTCGCCTTCGGGATGGATACGTTCAAGGTGCTGCTGGTCGACAGCAGCTATGCGCCCGACAAGGTGGCGCACAGCAAGCGCAGCGACGTCACGGGCGAAGTGACCGGCACCGGCTACACCGCGGGCGGCGTGGCCGTGACGATCGTTATCGACGCAACCGCGGCCGACGTGACCGGCATCGAATTGGGCGGCGCCACCTGGCCGCTGTCGACGATCAGCGCCGCCGGCGCTGTGTACTACGACAGCCGCGGCGCGGCCGAGGACGATGATCTGGTCTGCTTTGTGGATTTCGGCGGCACGGTGACCTCGCTCGCCGGGCTGTTCAGTCTCCAGCAATCCGTAATTCAGCTTCACAACCCATGAACGTCCTCGCCGATATCTGCCGCGTCACGACGCCGACCACCGGCACCGGGCCGCTGACGCTCGGCCCGCCGGTTGCCGGGTATCTCAGCTTCGCCGGGGCCGGTGTGCCGGACGGCGCGGTCGTCTCCTATGGCATCGCTGACGGCGCCAATTCGGAGACCGGCGCCGGCACCTACGACGCCGACACGCTCACCTTGACCCGCAGCGTCTACGCATCGACCGCTGCCGGCGCGCCG